AAAACTCTCGGATTACCTAATTATGAAGAAACGTCTCGCCGTAATGTGCAGCGGTAACGGGTCCAACTTTGAAAACATAGTCCGCACTGTTAATAAACACGAAGTTGTGTTGATGATACACAACAAGAAGGAGTGTGGTGCAGCAAAACGAGCAGTGGGATTAGGTATACCCCACGTCCACATCAAGTCGGCAGACGAAGACCAGATTATCATGCTGCTACAAGCATGGAGGGTTGACTTGATAATCCTAGCAGGATGGATGAAAGTTATATCACCAGAATTTATAGAAGCATTTCCGAAGAAGATTATAAACTTACATCCATCTTTACTACCCAAGTATAAGGGATTACATGCTATTGAACAAGCCCTAGATAGTAAAGACAAAGTAACTGGATGCTCAGTCCACTGGGTGAATGAAGAGTTAGATGGTGGTGAGGTTATCAAACAGCAGGAGGTACCTATACTTCCTGACGATGACATTAAAACACTGACTAAAAGAATTCAACGTGCAGAGTATGGGTTACTACCTGATGTAATCAATTCGATATGAAACCGCAGTCTGCCAAAGGAAAGGGGAGAAGATTTCAACAGTGGGTAAGAGACCAACTGATAGAGCATAGAGAAGTCCATCCTGAGGACATAGAGTCTAGGAGTATGGGTGCTGGAGGTGAAGACCTCATCATGGCACGTGATGCTAGACAAAAGTTTCCTTTCAGTGTAGAATGTAAGAATCAAGAGAAGTTAAATGTCTATGAGGCATACGCACAGGCATGTGCTAACGCAGGTGACCATGAGCCTATCTTATTCATGAAGAAGAATCATAAGAAACCTTTAGTCGTGGTAGATGCAGAGTGGTTTATTAGGAATTTTAAATGACAGTTGAGACGATGTTCTCCATTCCTATAATTCATTATGAGATTAAGGATTGGAAAAGAAACAAACAAAGAATTTTAGATGCTCTACCAGATGAGAGTGATTATCTGGAGCCTGATGGCAGTCACTATACAGACTTCTTTGAAGAGAGAGAAGATAAAGAGGAGTCCTTACCAAGTTATGCTGAGACAGTAATTGATATAATTAAACCACACCTAGCAGAGTTTACCAACAAGAGACGGGTAGAGTTTACTGACATGTGGTTTCAGAAGTATGACAATGGCATGCAGCATGGTATACACAACCATGGGCATAGTGGATGGTCTTGTGTATTATATGTTGAGTATGATCCTAAGGTGCATCTACCAACTACATTCTACTCTCCATTTAATAATCCCTGGAGTGGTAGACTACAGATATTTGAACCACCTGTAAGAGAAGGAGACTTAGTTATCTTCCCTGCTACTGTGGCACACAATGCACCAGAGAATAAGTCAGACAAGAGAAGGACTATAGTATCATTTAATATCAGAGGTAAGGTTGATAAGGTTAAGTATCAGTTGTGGGATGGAGATCCTATGGTATATGTAAAGGAAAGTTTTGCAGAGAATACACCAAAGGGTGCTAAGACTGGTCCTGGTATAGGTAGGGTAAAGGATCCTTATGCTTTTAAGTTATGATGGATGAGATAACCAGCTATAAAGGTAAGGTATGTACTAGGACAGATAACTTTGTCTATGGTGACACTATTGACCTTGATGTATGTGATATGTTGTTGGACTTCTATGATAACCAACGGATACTACCCTATATTGAGGGACAATGTATGGAGAGTGGTGAGATAAAGGTTAACACTGATTACAAGGATTCGAGAGATTTACATGTCCCATTTCAAGCTGCTGTCATGCACCTTGAACCGTATGTAATGGAGTTGCAACGCATCCTGAATATATACATGGAGCACTTCCCTTTCTGTGAACTATCTGACTTCAGAATAGTGGAGCCGATGAGTATACAGAGGTACCCCAAGGGTGGTGGGTTTAAGATATGGCATACTGAAAGGTCTAACTGTTTACCAAGTAATGTATACAGACACCTAGTCTATATGACATACCTTAATGATGTACCAGATGGAGGCACAGAATGGTATCACCAGGACCTTTACGTCCCAGCAAAAAAAGGTTATACTGTTATATGGCCGTCTGATTGGACACATCATCACAGAGGTAGGGTTTCCCACACCTCTGAGAAGACCATAGTTACAGGCTGGTTTAGTTTTATTTAATTACTCATGGCATCAAAAGATCAAGGTAGCTTAGACGTTCACGACGAGTGTCAGGATACCAAGTGGAATAGAGCACTCGATATCTTTATAGAATCTGTGCATAAACCTGACAACGCCTTAAGGGGTTGCTCTCACAACCAAGAGTGTTATAATGAATTGATGTGGATCCGAGAGGATATCATCAAACACCTTTCAACTTTACGAAGAGAAATCAAATGACTTGTGGATTACATACAGACTTTAATGCTGCAACAGCAGCAGTTAAGAAAGCATTCAAAACAGCACTGGATGCTGACACTTTAGACGAAAATACAATGAGTGAGGTGTGGAGACACTACCAAGGTCTTAAGACCATTGCCAAGAGTCTTCCAGAGCATACTCATGACAGGATTACCTTTGGCGGTGGGACTTCTGATATCAATTTTGATACCGAGAGTCTTAACCTAACAGGGTCTGATGGGACTGAGTTAAACTTTAATCTTGCTGCTGACACAGTGCCAGTTACCTATGGTGGTGGACTACCAGGTGGTGCTGGAGAGGATGTCATCACATTCACATAAACTAGGTAATTATACCTTGACAGAAGGATTAGATATGATATATAATTATGTTACGTTTCTTAACATAGTCATGACTAATTCTTCTACAACAGTTACTACCGAAGACGGTGGTCGTCAAAATATGTTTGCTTCTGAGCCTCGTATAGAGGTGATGGATGTAGATCAAAGCAAGGAAGCTGAGCTTGCTAATGGTCGCTGGGCAATGATAGGATTTGTTGCTGCCATTGGCGCATACATTACAACAGGACAGATTATTCCTGGTCTTTTTTAAATTGTTACAAAACTAAATAGTTACTCGTAAAAATATTAAAGAAGATTGTAAATGGCAGACCTCGCAGTCGATACCAATACTATTTCACCACTCATAGCACTCCTTTGGCTCTTCTATCCAATGGCAGTGCTTGTTTTAGTTGAGTTGTTTCTCCGTGCTATGAATGGAGATGATGATGACGACGAACCACGTGGTGGAAAGGGTGTAAGAATTAGTGAGCCTGCCTATGCTACTGTACCAGTGGGCACATGATTAATCAGACGCTCATACAAATACCAGCAGGGTTGCATGGTCTAATAGAATTTGGTATACTGGTAGCAGTAGGTATTACCTTTGGTTAATGCAGATAACACACTTCACCAGCGGAGATACTTATACGTTCTTCGCACCAAGGTGGGACTATTACATAGCAGAAGATAAGATAAAGTCTGACCTGAGTATGCTAAGAGCCGACATACTTAGGCAAGAGAAAGCGATCATCGGCAAGTATGAATTTGAAGATGACTGGGGTACGAAACTAGGACCAAACAGTCTAACTTCTAGGTCAAACAGATATAATTTATTAGATTGGTCGGAGGCACGTCCTCTTAAGCAAGAGATTCGTGAGGCACACGACGAATTTGTATCAGTATTTGAGTTTGCTCAGACTGGACCCCTTTATGTTCAGTGCTGGGCTAATGTCATGAGAAAAGGTGAGCAGATACAAATGCACACCCATGGTAGAGACGCATGGACATATCTTAGTGGACATATATGTGTAGAGGTGGATGGTACCAATACATACTATCAGAATCCCTATGGTGGAGACCCTTGGTCATCACCCAACGAGGTGGGTAAGATAACTTTGTTTCCTACTCACATACCCCACTTCACAGACCGAGTGGACAGTGGGACAAGAATCACAATAGCATTTGACATTTATACTCAAGAGGGTTATCATAATAGTATAAAAGATGACATGAAGGAGCACTGGGTTCAAATATGATTGACGAATGGCGTTTAGATGACGGCAAGTTACAAGAGAGGGCACTGTGTCTGACTTGTTTAACTCGTCGTGGTGTTACAACCACTAGAAAAGTCTACGAGTTTTGTCATGACTTTACTAGGTTAAATAAGTTTGAAGGTCACATACCAACTGAGGATAATCCTCTGACTGAAGAGGTTGCTCCTTATAATGGTGACTACGTGCTCTTAGCGTCTGAAAAAGTAATGGAAGAATGGAATAAGTTTCAACGATGAAGATAGTTATTGCAGGAGGAGGGTCAGCAGGATGGATGAGTGCAGCAGCACTCGCTAAATCATTCCCTGACTGGGACATTACTATAGTTGTGGGTGATGAACCTATAGGAGTAGGTGAATCAACTACCCCACACATCAATCAATACCTATCTTACATGGGTATAAGTGATGCTGACTTCTTACAGGAAGCACGTGCTACATTCAAAGCAGGGTCTAAGTTTGAAGACTTCTCTGGTATAGGAGAGTCTTTCTACTATGGTAATGCTCAGTCATTACCTAAGGGGACTCACTACTATCAGTGGATGCTTGCCAAAGCACATGGTATGAATCCTCCACCATTTATTGATGTCTTCATGCCATTCATGACAGTGGCAGCAGAAGGCAAGATGCCACTTAATAATCCGAGGCTTGCACCTTATGACCTTAAAAAGGATCGCAGTTTCCACATCGACGCAACATCATTCTGCAAATATCTTAAAGAAACTTTCTGTTCTAATGTTAGAGTCATTGATTCTAAAGTTAAGTCGGTATCTTACGGACGAGGACGAGTACAATATCTCACTGTGGAAAGAGGACCGTACGACCAAGGGGCAAAGAAGGTTGACGCAGATCTCTATCTCGACTGTACTGGGCAAGCGTCTGCATTAGGTGGTGCTCAGAGCACTTGGCAACCATATGAATCCTTAAGTATAGACACTGCTATCGTAAGGAAGGATGAGTATACAGATAAGGATGCACAGATGCATTGTTATACTCATGCTAAAGGTATGTCAGCAGGTTGGCAGTGGACTATTCCTACATGGGATTTCATTAGTAGAGGATATGTATTTGCATCTAGGTATCAGACTGAAGAGGATGCTAAGAAAGAATTTGGTGACGGTAAAGTAATTAAGTTTAGGACAGGTAGATATGATGAAGCATGGACTGGTAACTGTGTTAAGATAGGTCTAGCATATGGTTTTGTTGAACCACTAGAGTCAACCTCTCTATTCAATACACATCATGGTATCCTTAACCTCATTGATATCCTAGCTGAGACACCTGACTTTGGACAATTCCAGAGAGACAATTACAACTGGAATCTCAGTGAGCATATGGATGGGTGGAGAGAATTTGTAGAAGCACATTACTATTATTCTAAGAGAAAGGACACTGATTTTTGGAGATTCCAGACTGATGAGGTACAGTATGCTAAGGAAGGTAGTCATGAATTCATTCGTCATTACATGACAAGTGATGAGACCTTTAGTCCAGAGCAATTCCATCCTATTGTATACATCCTTGCAGGTGCAGGACACCATACTATTAATAGAAGGACTCATGCATATCATGGTTACCCTATGAGTGTGACTCAGAGGCAGGTTGATGATTGGAATGATGCATATAATATGAGGAAAGAGTTTGCTAAAGGCATGCCAACCATGTATAAATTCTTGAGTGACACATTTCATAAATAAAATGAGCAAGGGCAATGTCAATAAGTCCCCCCGTATGGTGCTAGGGCCTCCAGTAAGGAGGATATGCACTCTTACTTCCCCCTAACCAAGACCATGGGGTCATAATGTCTTATCATAACAAGTAAACACCGCACTCTT